CACTAATATACCGTCGGACGCTGTACCAGCGTTAAAATCGGTGTTAGTGGTATCGGTACTCTCATTTCGTTGTATGACAGATTGCTGAATATCGCTGTTAATGATATTTTCAATGCTGTCACTTAAACAACTTATACTAGAGCCATTAAACCCATAAAAACCTTTATCGGAGAGCCAAATTAATGTTGGCACGCCCTGATAAACAATTTCTTGGATCGTACGGTTATCAACACAACCGACTGAGCCTTGGATATGATCATAACGAAAGGTGTCCTTGGTATCGCCAAGAATTTGTCCCATAGAGCGGCGATTAAAGACAACTAAACGACCGCGATAAATAGCCAAACCAGTAATGGGGTCTTTTTGGTTACAATCAATAAAATTCGTCGATTCGACAATATCGGGCAAACCGACTTCGCTAAAAAACAATGTATAGGGATCGCCGGAAACTTGAGCAAACCATAAGCGATCTAAATACAGCGTAATTTGACCGGCAACAGGTGGAATACCATTGTCTGTAGGAATAGGAGTAGTGCCGCCTATCGCAGTATCATTATAAGTAGTAGTGGTGTTATCAGACAAAGTATCAATAAGCACATAATTTCCATCATTATTATCCCTGTAAATTTTTCGAGCGGTAACACCATATCCGCCTGTGGGTATGCTGGATAAAGGAATAGTATTATTGCCAGCCCCACAAGTTTGAACGCCTGAAGCAGCAGATCCATTGGATTCTTCGCTATCGTAGTATAAAAAGGTTATTTTGTATGTATGGGCGCCGTCTGGCACAGAACCGCCAGTAGTAGGCGCACCAGCGGTCGGTGCTGAACCAGGAGCCTGGGCCCCCGCTACTTTTGTTTGAGGAGCAGAATATGACACTCCACCATAAGAAGTAGCTTTATCATAAACTTGTGTAGAATTAATACTGTTACCAAAGTAGACACGATCTTGTGTAGTTGCAAATTCAAAATTACCGCCAGTAGAGTATCCTGAAGTAACTAAACTAAAACTAGCTGAACCAGCAGTATACCGCAAGTTTCCATTTTCAACTATAAGTAAATGACGTGTACCATCAGAAAAAATGGCTTCATATTGATCCTTACTGACCGTAGGGACTGTCGCAAATTGAGTTCCACCTTTAATTTTACGAATAGTGCCATCACTATCGGTTTCTATATTTTTGGTACCGTCAGTAAATGCGTTTTGCGATATAAAACGTAAGTCATCGGGCGCATACTTTGTAACAAGATTGTCCCACTCACCTGTCGGCAATAAAAGTTTTACCTTTCTCATGAATTAGTCACTCCAAGGTTCAGACGGATTTTTATCAATAATAAACCAATCTGCTAAACGTATTTCATCGTCCAGTATACGTCCAGTAATTGAGCGTGAAGGTATATTATCCGCTTGAAAAATTGATTCGGCAAAAGACTTACGCATTTCTTTTGCAAGTGTGTTATCAGAGATACTCATAGTATCTGATGCAAATAATTCTGTTCCTTCGGCATTATAACGAGCTTTATTATAGCCCGTCATTCGGTTATAACCTAGCATTATTACTCCTGTGGAACATTGGCCATTAAATTGGCCTTAGTATCCTCAACAATTACCAATGTTTCATCGTTGAGTCGAGCTTTTTGAGCTTCAGCATCAGATTCTAATGTATGTATGCTTAAAATTTCATTAGAAGTATTTTTGACTCCGTACATAATACCTCCTTATCGAATTCTTTGGGCTGTAATACGTCCAGCTAATGTAGGGGCTGTGGAAGCATACTGCGCATAATATTTATAGTAATAGGTAGTACTACCACTAAGTTGCACATGAAATGAATTTATGGCCAACGCTTCTCTATCATTTGCGCTATAGGTACGTCTGGGGGAAGCAAAGTTATCCCCGGCTACAAGACCAGTAGCACTATTGCCGGAGTTAGAGCTAATACCCACCCGCACTTCTGTAATAGCCGCGGGAAAGTTAGCGTACCCCACAATTGATACCAACCAATCACCAGCTGTTAAACTAATCGAAGTTAAATCACCATACGTGCTTGTGGCTGGAAAATTAGTAGCACTAGCGTAGGATTCAATAATCTCTCCTACATAACCAGCTGCAGCTGAATCATTGGTATTACTACCACGGATAGATACTGCGCCAGAGCCCGCTAAATCAATAGCAGTGGTGGACCCTACTTTCACGTCACCTTTTAAATACAGATCTTTAAATGCTATACTATCAGATCCTAGATCATCTGTATTATCCGTATCACTAATAATAGTAGAACCAGTTTGTAGCCCGCTATCAAAGTCAGCCTGGTCACTAAAAGTTTTAATACCGCCAATAGTTTCAGCACCAGTTAAATGGACAACGGCCGAATCTTCGGCTTTATCAGTTTCTAGGGCGGCGATAGTATTATCAGGCGTATCATACCAGTTAGTTTCACCAGTAATGGCTTTTAATTGACTGACAATTTGATCTAAACGATCTTTAATATCCGTGGCCGTAGCAGCTGGAGTATCGGCATCATCTAGTGCAGACTTAACCGAATCAATTAACGAGAGCGTAGTTGCAGGAGCAGTTTTCCAATCAGTTTCGCCAGTAATCTCCTTGAGTTGAGTGACTAAATGATCCAATCGTTCCTTAGCGTCCGTGGCTGTTACCGCGGGCGTCACAGCATCGTTAAGATCGGCAGTAAAAAGATCTCTAAGGTCGTCAGTAACAGCTTTAATTTCATCCTTAAGAACGTTGTGATGGGCGGCAGGAATGTCATGAAAAACCGTTGCGCCTACATCGTGCTGCACATCTGTTGTACCATCAAACCCACGAGTACAGCCTGTAAAAGACGTAGCTGTTTTACCTGTGTAGTGAATGGCCTCCAAGTCAATGGTTAAAATGCCCACACTAGGAAAATTACTAGCGTCGGACACGTTAACAGTCGTAGCTCCTGCCGCAAGAGGATCGTCAGTTAGGACGGTGGAGAGATTATTAACGGCAAGATATAGATTGTCGTCTGTATTTTGTGTACCTGGATAATTAGCCATTTTCTACTCCTTAGCTTAAAGTGATTTGCCAGGTGAACACAATAGTATCACCCGCCAGTTTATTAATCACAGAAAAGGTTTGCCGGGCCATCATAGTTCCGCTCGATGACGCCGAAAACAACCCGGCTTCTGTAACAGCCCCAGTATTGATGCCAGGGCCAAATGTTGCTTGGTTTTTCCAAATATTAGTAGTTGACGAAAGAACACCGGCCACACGAGAGGTGAGGGGCGTCTCCAAGTCAGTATCGGCTGCTGAGGCAGCGGCCGTACCAGTCCCTAATCCAATATACTGCATAAAGGCAGGGGCAGTTAGCCAATCAGCCAAATAGTTTTTACCAACCGTTGTAATAACATTAGGTTTATCAATCTCTTGTTTAAGTTGACCGTTTTCGTCAAATAACTTAATATTGATATGACCTTTGAGTGAGTGTGAATCTTTAAATATCATTTTAATCTCTCCTTATTCAAAAAATCCTGGAATATCACTAACTGACATATTGAAACCATAGGGGCTTGAAATATCAAAAAGATTACGAGCATCCCCTGCTCGTCGTTTCTTCCATCTCCGCCCTTGTTGCACGTATTCAAAATAAATTTGCTTCTGCTCTTCTGCAAGTGCTCTTTCTTTACTCTTTGACCAAGCCTTCCATAATATGTAAGCATTTAACGCTTCAGAAAGACTTTCGTCAATATTAATCGACTGTGATGTACTGGTAATCGGAATCGGTTTGGAGTTATAGAATAGATAGAGATCTCCGGACACAGATGAACGGGGCGCGGGAGTTAAATAAATATCATTGCCCCAAATATCATATTTCTGAGGAGTGCCCCTGTAATCTTCATCTGTGCGCAAAAAATTAGGTGTTTCTTGAGCTTTCTTTTCTAATGATGTTGGCCATAATCGCTGCCAAGAATTCGTGTCGGTTTCATTTTCTTTGGTATTTAAAAGCACGAGTCGAGCGGATAGCCAGTTTGAAGGTAATGGGTAGTCTGAACGACCGGGAGTAGTCGTAAGAAAAGCTTTGTCCTCGAGTATACGAGTGCGATTCACAAAGTCCATTTCGCCTCGATTAAGATGCCTAAGAAGCTCAGCATCTGACCAAAATGCTCCACTAGTCTCCAGTAACTCCCGTCGAACGTCTGTGATTATTTCACTTGCTTGCATAATTATTCACCTTTTTTATTGTATATAGGCCAAGTCCAATGACCCATTAAATAACCGAGTAAAAACGGTATGCACATCCACTTCTTACCTGTCTCGTGCATTACTTCGCTGATAGTGTCCCCTTCTTCATCGTTAGAAACAAGCCAGCCCTCTAATCCAAGAAAAATAAGAAATCCTACGGCTATAGATATTGCTGTTATTCTACGGGCTTTCATTATGGCTCCTTAACGTCATGCAAAAAGTAGTTAATCATTATGCTTGGATTGGTTTGGGTACCGACACTATGGTATTTTATCCTTACGTGTATTCCATTGGGCAGCGCGCCAGCATAGGGGGATTCTAAAATTAGTCTTGTAGTACTCGGATCTAAATACCACTTTTTTATATATTGTGTTAATACTGTATTAGCCCCATACCCTAATACGTTATCCACGTCAATAATTTGACATTCTACATAATCGCCCCATGCAGAATCTTTATATATAAATTCTGCCCCAGAGATATATAAACCAGATTCACTTACCACATAGTCTATGTTAGTCGTGGTGTTTTTAGTTGCAGTACCTGATACTCCGTCACCTTTAAAGTAGTAGTCTTTAACGTCAAAATTTGTATACATTAGATTGTCTCCTCACTCCACCACACAGAGGATAGAACTGATCTATTATTACCATCAGAAAACCCGCGTAATAGGATATCTGTGCCGGGTTCTAGTGAAAACTGCCCATTAAAAACTGCTTGGCTCTCTGTGGAATTCTGGCCAGTTATTTGTACAGCTAAAATTCGAGTTCCATTTGCAGTTGCTGTCGGTGCTCTATATATCAAACCAGAAGGTGAATCTCCCGATCCTAAATTGGTAGTTGTACTTGTAACACTCGAACCAGTAGATGATATCGTAGGATTTGCAAATATTTCCACCACTACCTCTGAAGTAGCAAACCGATATACCGCAAAAACTAGCTTACTTATATACATCCTTTTACCGGAGCCGGAGGGGTTACGAATAAGCATAACTTCGTTGCCGGTGCCAGGATCATCAGAATCAACATCGGTGAAAGTATCGCTTGCGGCAAATTGAGGCCATAAACTAGCATAACCGTTCTTAGAGTTAATAGAACCATCATCATTCACTCGCATATTAACGAGTGTTTCTGAGTCTTCTATGACTCGTGCTCTAGCTTCCTCTCTAGCCATCTTATTTACCCTTATTGAGCTTCTTCAGCTCTTCTAAAATTTGTTCGAGCAGTTTAATTTGATATCCTGCTCTTCCATACGTCTTTACCATAAAAACTGATAAGGCATGGATATTATGTAGTGTTTGTTCATACATTTCATTATATTTATTGATGGTTTCTTTACCGATATGAAATGTGATTTCATTTTTCTTGTTTGGTTTGGAAGATGACATAATTTCTCCTAGTTTGTCTCTCCCCCGGGGGGGTTTATCCCCCCGAGGAAAAGGATTAATTAGTTTTGATAACCAATAATTGTGCTGTCAAGATCTTTTGATTTATTCGAGTCATTAGTTCTAGTGACCCGCAAGACCTGTGTATCAGCGATCGAGTACCCTTCTGGGAAGTTAAACACCGCATTGGGGTTTTCCACAGAGGTACGAAGCAATCCAACAGTCGATCCATTACTCAGAATCTCAAATGTCGCAATTGATTCCGAGCTCACTTCCACTCGCAACGGTTCGAAAGTGCCGCCAGACGCTGTATAATCATGGTTGCTTGATGCGGACGAAGCCAACGATGTAGCTTGGCTGTAGTTAACAATAGCCGTTCCAGCGGAAGACTGTGTAACCACATTAATAGATCCATCGGTATTAACTGCCAATGTATCTGTGCCGTCACTAATCGCAACGTTGTCCTGAGAAGCGCTCAAGTCACGGATATCAAGGTCGGTAGCTGTCACAGTAACCGTACCGGAAATTGCCACGGTACCATCCACTGTAATTGAAGCTCCGCCATCGTCAACGGTAATACTATTACCGCCGTCGGCAATATTAACATCGTTAGTAATAGACGTTAACGTTCCGATATCCCATGTACCTGATTGTGTTGCGGCGACTGTACCGTCAACGGTCAAACTTCCACCGTTATCGGTAACAGCAATACTCCCATCAGCAGCGATAGCGATACCATCGCCATCAGCGTCTTCGAGAGCCACAACAAGGGCGCGATTCGTAAGCATACGAAGCGCACCAGCGTCACCAGCATCCACACTATCAGATGTCGCAATACCACCGAACACAGTAACAGAATCAGACGCTACTGTAAAGGCAGAGTCGTCGACAATAATTGAGGGATTGGAAAAAGTCCCTTGCACATTAATACTACCATCAGTATTAACGGCTAAGGTATCAGTTCCATCGCTAATTGCAACATTATCTTGTGATGCACTAAGATCTCGAATGTCGAGATCGGTGGCAGAAACAGTAACACTACCATCGACTGTAATGGAGCCAGCTCCATCATCAATGGTGATTGAATTTCCGCCGTCTTGAATATTGACCGCAGAAGCACCAGCAGCATTATTAATGGTTGCATTCAAGCTACCGTCGGCGTTAACCAACAATTGCTCTGTACCGTCGGAAATACCGACGTACAACTCATTCGATAATGCATTATCATCTAAGTTTCTAGATACTTTAACTGCATCTCTTGCCATATAATTTCACCTCCTTTTTTATTTAATTTGCTGAGTATCTACGGAAGATTTAACTCTCTTCTCGTGCTCGTCTAGTTGTTTTAGTTCAGCTTCTGCATGTAAAATTTGGTATTCTAATTCTGCAATTTTACCGTTCTTTAAATCTTCAATACCTTGTTTTGCGCTTGCTATACGAGATTTAATTTTTTGGCGTTGCATTTGGATATATTTTAGCCGCATATCTTTAGTCGGCTCTACATGTCCAATAGGTACAATTTCATGCCCGCCATCACGCATTAAACTTCTCCATAAATGTAAATATTAAAATTTTTTGTTTTGCCAGTCACACAATGCTCAACAATAGCGTCAATCGTGTCGGCGGTAGCTATTTCATATCCTTGGTCAAAAATAAACTCAACTTGCATTTCAAGATTAGTTAATTTTCGGCCAATCACACTGCCGTTATGTCTTAGATCAAAATCGGTGTACGCGCTACCTGATATCAACACTTTATAAATTTTAACCGCGCTGGGTGCATTATACGCAGTAAAGGTTGTCGGAGTGTCTGCAGCAATACTGGACAATGAGTTTGTATACAGTAATGTATCTTTACGATTGTCGGCGGCGACATTAACAAATAAATTGTTATTGCTATCCGTTTCTAAACGACGTGTATAGTCTGTACCACGTTCAGTGCCTAAAAGAGACTTATGGCTCTTATTAGGCGAATGTGATGGTTCGTCACCGTCGTTAACATCCGAAGGATATCTGGGCCAATTTTGTCCCACGGTTATTCACCTTCTTCGTCTTCTACAACTCCGATTTTATCGCGCATTTCATCAAGCGTAGCACCGCGAAACTCACCTTCTGCACTGGCAATACCTGATTTACGAAATGTGAAGGATCCATCATTTTTAGCAATGACTTCCACCGGGATCATAATAACGCCACGATCTCCAACAGCGGCTTCTAGGTCAATCTCGTTTGTCGGTAACCGAAATTCTAAAACAGGGACAGTTGCTTCCTTGTTCTCATTGGTATCCATATTTGTATCATTTGCCATCATTAACTCCTAAAAGGGACTTTAATTGTTTTATAACTCTGTGTGTAGCTTTAAATTTCTTAATGTCTTTGGGCATCGGCACGTTTTCCATGAAGAACAAAGCTTTCTCAACATGTTCCTCGAAGGTAGCTCTGTCTACTGTAACGGATACGGTTTGCTTTGGCGCAGATTTGGGTACTGTAGGTATACTATTTTGTTCTTTTTTAAACCATTTTTCTCCCGGGTCTACTGGTGGTTTATAGTCGGCCTTCGGCTTCGGTGATTTCTTACCAGCACAGTTGAAGCATATCCAGTTTTCGCCTTGTTGAATTTTGTCTTTGCCGCAGATTTCACATTTCATATGGTCTCCTTGATGCGCCTGTATTTACCCAGTGGTTATTATACACCTGCTTCAAATTAGATATGGTGTATGGTAACCGAGTATTAAAAGCTTTTTCTGCTTTTCTGCGATCAATGAAGCCCTTACTAATGAGAATCTTTAGGGCGCGACGCCAACCACCATGCAGAATAACACCATTGCTTCCGCGAACAGTATGTTCCGCAAGGTAATTTTTATCTACGCCACAGATTGCTTGGTAATCACCATTAACAACATGGTAGATGTTAGCGGTAAAACGACGATCATCCGTCGCATAGATATTAAGATTACGATTTAATTTGCGTATTTTACGCAGAAAATCTCCAGCAAGCATTGGAGGACTCCTTGTGTAGTCTTAAGCCTGCCCCCCATAAAGAGGAGCAGGGTAAAACTACTGAGATTAATCAGCCGCAGATCCTGTGTAGAGTTCCACACCACGAACCGCTTGAAGCACAACCGCTGTCATGATCATTTTCCACCCAATTGTGGAATACATCATAAGAGGGTTTTCAGTGTTTCCGTCTTTGTACCGGAAGGTTTTAACACCATGTCCGGCCAATTCTGTCACACCGAAGCACTGACGACCAACCAAGAACGCCCGGTAGGTAGCATCAGTCGCCCCTGTTCCGGCAGTGAAGGAGGTCGCGACCATAATACGCGCACCGTAGAGAGATCCAATCTCACCTTTCATAATGCCGTCGAAGCTTGTGTGTTTAGAAGCGTCAACGAATGACCCAGCAGCGGAGTCTGACAGCAAGTCAAACTGATGCTCAGGTGTAATCGCCATTTTATACATATTCTTCTCAAACGCAGGCACATCAGCCGCGCGAAGAGTATAAACCGCTTTCCGAATTTCTGACGCGTTAAGAACATCAGTATCGGCCACCGCTCCTTCTGAACCCGCCCCACCAGCAAACTGGTCGGTCAGATTCGTGTGGATCACGTTGAAGATAATTTGCTCACGAGTCAAAGCAGCTTGATCCGCTTGCTCATCTTGGACTTCTTCAACGATGGGGTTAATCGACTTCAAGTTCAATTCTGTGGACAGTTTTGTCCAAGCCCCGTATGTCAAGGGCTCAGCTGTCACCACAGATGTTCCGACGTTTGTTTCTGTCGGATTGATATTTTCCGTCAAAGGTGTCGTGGCGGCGGTCAATTTATTCAACCGATGCCATTTCACCAACGTACCGGAGCGTTGCGGAAGGGGCTTTTTATCGCCCATTTGTTCAAGGACCAACTGAGGTTTCAGTCGTTCCAGGAACCGCTTATCATAATAAATCCCTGGGTCCGCATATGTGTTACCCGGGGATGCGTTAATTCCAATTGTATTAGCCATTGTAATTTTCCTCTCGGATTAGAATTACTGGCTTATTCACCTTCTCCTATTTGATTGACAAAGTATTGACGTAATTTGTTAATATCTTTGATATCAGCAGGATTAGTAACTGAGCCAGTTTTTCCACCGGCCGCTACTGACGCATTGGCCTCTTTAGCGGCTTGCGATTCGGCTTCTTGTCTGCCGACTTCGCGAGCTTTTTTAACAGCGTTATCAGCATTTAAGTTCTTGGCTAACTTGTAGAGAGTATCTAATACTTCGTCCGGGGTGCGAGACATGTCCAGAGGAACAGATTCGTCAGATGCTAACTCAGCCATCACTGGTTCAAGTTCAGCAAAATCAGGATAATTTGCATTATCCATACGACGCAGAATTTTACCCATTTTATACTCCATGGTAACTCTTTGTGTCTGTTCTTGTTCTAAGACCTTAGAGAATTCATCTCTAAGTGCGGTTTCTCGTTTGGCCCACAGAGGTTCAAAAGCTTTAGGTCCCTGTGTTTGCAAGTCCTTAAAAAACTGCTCGGGGTTAATTGGCTCTTCGGTTGCTTTATTGATAGTGCTAGTTAGCGCATCAATTTTTTTCTGGAGTTCCGACTCATACTGAGTTCGTCGTGTAAACTCCTTACGCAATTCACCATAGTTCTTGGTAATTGCATCATACTTCTCTATAAGAGCATCATAACTTATCTGAGCATCTTGCCCTTCGTTTTTTGCAACTGGTTTGTCGGTGGCTTTGACCGGTTGCTCGTCAACGACGGTACTACTTGATACGTCGCCTTCCGGCTCCGTTTTCGCGGCCTCAGCTACTTGTCCTTCTTCGGGGGTAACGTCGGTTGTCGCTTCTTGATTCATTTCTTCCATTTTATTCTCCTTGTCCCTTTTGAGGGGGGATTAGATTAAATTCATCGAGGTTATTGAGAGCTTTGGCTGAAAGTTCGCCTGTTAGCATCATGGACTTTAACATTTTCTCTATTTCAGTCCAGATTTGGACTTTCCGCCGTAGCTCCAATACTTGTTCGGTTGATGTATCAACGTCTAAAAGACGTGATGTTGCTTTGGAAATCTTATCTTGAAATTTCTTTTGTAAAAGAACAAAACCAGGTGTTTGACACATGGCTCGAATTAATTGACCTTCGTTCACGTGCTGATGTAGCGCGTGTTCGCGTCGTGAGTCGTCCATAAAACCTCCTTACGGTAATGGGACGGATGGGGGAGCAGCTTGTGCTCCCTGATTGGTCACTTGGCCTACTACAGCATTGCTGAGATTAGGATCAACAGCATTTTCTGTACCAGCAGGCATAGATTGACCAGCAAGTTTCACTTCATCGGGTACAAAGCCCATTAATTTCCAAACTTTACGCGCTAAACCTTCGATAGTTTCGGGCGCAAGGACTTTGCCGAAAATTGACATAAATGAAATAATTTGATTGACGTTGGCTTCAGTGCCAACTAATTCGCTAATACCAACGAGTTTAAACTCAAAATTAGTGCGTAATTGTTCTGGTGTAACTCGTAGATCAGCAATTTCTTTATACAGTAATGGATTACGTAAAACGTCATCGCTACTGATAAATTGTAAATCTAATTGATAGTACCTTTCGAGAATAGGCCTTAAAGCCATCTCTTCGATTAATTTAGTGGCCATGCCAAACTTCTCGAGAGCCTGCCCAATAATCATCTGTGCGCCACGAGCAGTGCGGCCTAAACGTCCCGAATCTGGGGCTCCTTGTACGGAAGCAGGTGTGGTAGCACGTTCAATATCTTGCTGCACAATCGTTGCTTCATTAAAAGCATTTGCGGTAACGTCGGGAGTATCTAAACGACGAACAGCATCCAAAGGTGATGACAAAATAACATTATTAGGCGCAGAAATGAGCGTATCTAACTCCACATCCGCTAATGGATCAGCCTGCCACATTGCATTCAGCGTTTGATTAATATTATCCAGTCGTTGCCGGCGTAGAGTATTCAACTCATGGACCTCAGACAGCACGGGCTCCACTAATCCAATGCCGTAAAACTCATTAGGAGCCGGTATAAGCACGCTACGGACAATGGGTCGTTTTTGATGGTGAAATGGATTGGCCTTCGCTTTGACAACAGTATTACGATCAGCTATCACAATAACGGCCTCTTCTTTAATACCATCACCGTCAATATCCATCTTACCCCAAAACTCTAATAGCTCAATCTGATCTTTATTGCGTGCAGAGCTGATACCACGAGGGGCTAGCCGTTCGGATCGTGATTCTGTAAAAGATTCTCCCCCGCCGCAATTGATTTCTACTTTTTCGAGGTTACCATAAGCGGGATATTTTCCTTGTGTCAGCTCTTTAAACTCATCTTTATCCATCCAACTACGAATAAAGATTCCTTTGCCGTCTTGCTCATGACGGGCATTCGGATCAGCGTATACATCCAAAATATCCAGCACTTCGAGGTCGGGCTGTCGTTTAGTATACGTATATTTCTTTTCTTCTGTCCATTTAATGGCTTCGCCTAAAGGAAAGCCTAAAATGCTTTGTTGAATACGCTGTGGTGTTCGTTCCCATACCCAATCTTTTTCAGATTTCCAATAAACTTTAAAGTAAGACGTACCATACAGCAAAAGTTGCTTCGCAAAGTCTAAAAATTTAATAAAGAAGTTAGATTTGTCGAGCTGGACTTCCAGAACACGACGAATTAGCTCCGCCTTAAGTTGTTCTTCTGCACTTTCCGTATCAGTGGCCACGACATCAAAAAATTTGTTCTCATTTGAGAAAATACTATTAACTAGTTTAGGAAGTGCCGCCTCAATGATCTGAAAGATCACAGGAACGGTAATTTTGGAGCGCGTAAGTGTTTTGTAGTTTTCAGCGATGGAGAAGTAACGTTTATAGACTTCTAACCATAGATCTTCGCGCGGTTGGCGATTAGATTCCCATTTATTGAAATATCCCATTAATTTGTCAACAATTTGACGTTGACGTTCTTCTGAATCCATGCCGTCCTTACCAGAGATCTGAATGGGAGCGGCATCTTCCATTTTTTCTGGGCCATGAGCTTTATCAAGTTCTTTGCTCATTTTATTCGTATCTAATTCGTTATCATTCATAATTAATATCCAGTTAAGGGATCAGAAGGTGTTAAGCGTTCCCCTCTCCTTTTTAAAATAGATTTAAAATCACGTTTAACGCGATTAACGTATAATCCTTGTAACGGTCGACTAAAAGCGTACCGTAACGCGTCTAATGCGTGGTTATGCTTGTCTACAATCTTCTCAGAAGACGTACCATCGGCTTTTGGAGCTTGATAATGGTAGGTCTTAAATTCTTCAACTAAATTTTGGGTTCGATTTCTAAAAAACTTCAACCGTTTTTCAATTAAAAGATTACGAATCCGTTCAATTCCCGCTTCTTTAACTTTATCAGCTTCACGAATCTGGCGTACCCCATGAAAACGCCGTAATTCGGCGATCAACTGCGCCGATTGTGTATCCGCCAGCACATATGACGGTTGGTGATGGTTAATAGACGCTGCAAGGTCTTTTAACAGCACCTTATTCTGGTAAAACTCCCGAAATACGTAATATATCTTTGTTTTAGGGTCTTCCCAGATATACACGATGGCATTGGGGTTATTATAACCGAAGTCTAATCCCGCAAACACCAGTCCTACTGCCGGAATTTCAAATGGATCGACTAAAAGCTCATCCTCATCAAATTCGGGATAAACTAACCCCTCTAAACGGGTAAATTGACCACCATAGGTTCGATCAAAGAGCACTTTCGGCATTGTTTTCTTCGCTCTTTCATATTCTTCTTCTCGAAACGAAGGATTGTCCATCGAACGCCATTGAACCACGTCAAAATCTTTATTACCGTCTTTCCATGACTGATAAACATCACGATAAAACCAATTCATGGAATAAGGTGTGCCCGTCATCAGCACAGGGCCTTGAGTGATGGATGTACGGCTTTGGAAGTTGATCCAGGCTTGGTCTTTCATTAGCCCGACTTCATCTGCCCAGATGGCTAAACACTCCATACCCTCGATAGCATTAGGATCATCCAAAGATCTCACAAAAATACGGCAGGGTTCTCCGGTGTCTTTGCCGTCAGGGTCTTTCTTGGTCCATTTCAGCTGAAAATATGACTTAGGCTGTTCTCGCCATTCTCCCCAGTCTTTCGGAAAGATCTCTTTAAACTTAGGTAAAGCCGCCTGGTCTAAAATTTTGCTTGTTGGCGCTGCTATCAGATAGTCTCCCGTTACTCCCTTCTGATAGTCCTGATAAATTCGATTACAGAGCCATATTGCCCCTATCGTCGTCTTTCCACCACGAACGCCTGATATCGCCCCTATAAAGCGGGCTTTCGAATCCATGACCTTTGTCTGGTACTTATGTAGCTCCACAGGTTAGCCCCTAGGTGCTGCTATATTTACTCCTGGGCGTTGAGGCTTCTCCTCAGGTAGTTTGTAATCTGAGGGTTTGGGTGGTTCTTTCGGCCCGACAGGGCCGCGCGCAGCGCGAAGCGCTCGCACAATAGCGTCTCTCCGTGGCACCCCTTGGGCCACCATGGAGGCAATGTTCTCTTGTATGGTTAAATTGGGATAAGGCTGCTGAAATGGCATTATTTCTTCCTCTTTTTGTTTCCACGAGCTGTCGAAAGAGCAATAGCAATGGCCTGCCGTTGCGGCCGTCCTGAACGCATAAGCTCTTTAATGTTGTACGAAATTGTTTTCTCTGATTTTCCTTTTCTTAACGGCATATCTGTCTTCCTCTCAAACTTAGCCACCGATAGGAGTCGAACCTACAACCTGCTGCTTACAAAGCAGCTGCTCTACCAATTGAGCTACGGGGGCGTTACCTACACAGTGGGGGAATCTGAACAAGGACAGTTATATGGGTGCCCAATGATGTAAATGTCCGCTGTGATACCGGAATCCTGCCCAAAGTACTGCACGATGGCTTTTTGAAGATCTTTTTCAAGCTTTTCACAGGGGGTGTTAGAATGAAGAACGTGTCCTGCAATGCGAAAATACACTAACGGTTTATCCATTCTACCCCTCGATTCTGGTGAAATTACTTGGGACTCAATACTAAGCTTATTGTCCACTTCCATCCCATCCGGTCCAACCCCCTAGGCCCTGTCAAGGTTTAATTCGTTGCTTTTGCAACAAAAATGCCTCAATGTCATATCTTTTTCACTTAATTTTCACTTGACATTTGCCAAAACATGACTTTCGCAACACTATGGCCGGGACAGATTCGATGTTACAAAAGATTTGGTGCAATGGAAGTGCTGTTGCAATACCTAAACACCATTAAACACATCTTTTACTTCTTACACTTCCTCTTTCTTTTCTTCATCTTCCACCTCAACATCAGCTTTCAAAGGCTCATTATACCGATTAACGATAAATGCAGAGATCTGAGGCTTCTCTGTCTTCTCTTGTCCTGTAATCTTATGCGCTAATTCAATTGCTTTTAAGTGATCTTTAACGCTTACCTTCTCGTAAGCCAACGGCATATTTAAAATTTTATCTAGACGAACCCGAAGCCTTAAAGAGTCCATGCTATCTGCTTCCACTATCGCTTGCAGCTTTTTCTTTAAACGATAGTAAAAATCATATGGCGTATTTGGTGCTTCTCCTTGATAACCAGCCATTTTATAAGCATCTTTGACCTTATATCCTTCCTCAATATACCGAAGAAAAGACCAATTCTGATCAGTTAAGGCCAGATCTTTATCTACCTCGACATCCTTTGAGATAGGCTCGTCATTACTAGATTGCTCTATATCGCTCATATTTGCCCTACAATCCACGTTTTTGTTATTTTGGGGAGTTCATGCCTTCGAAGCCTTTAAGGGCTTCTACGGCGAAATATGAAATGTCATAAAGATTTCATTAATTTATCTCTTGACATTATTTCTAATCTCTGCTATTTTGAAATCAAAGGAGGCATTATGATTAAAGTGAGATCACAAATACTGTCAACATCTCAAGCACGACATTTAGAGCATTTAGGCTTTATTGTGAAATTTATTACTTATACAATAAACGGAATGCTATGGGATATTTATGTCAAGTGAAATATTAATATTTGAGAAAGCTTATACGACACTGCTTGTTATTCGAGACATAAGTGTTATTTTGTTTACGTTATTCTCAATATATGGCTTTCTTTATATCCTAAGCAAGATTAAGTATTACGTTCTTGATTAAGATATAAAGTATAACGAAATAACGTCTTATGGCGATGGTATTTAGAAGCCTAGCAGTGCCATCTTGCTTGCGAATTCCATGAGACAGTTAAGCGTCTCACAGCTTGCTTTAGTCGAGAGTTGGTAGAAAGCCCTCCATCCGTCAAATAAGCTTTGAGTGACGTTTGGAGATGAAAGCCCAGTTGCTCTCACATTTCGGGTCAAGCCCGTTGGAGGTCTTGTCCGACAACGATATGACTGTTGTCTAGTCAAGCCCGAGGCTTAGCCGAGGGATTTGTGTCCCTCTAACAAGCCCGTTACTCTTACTTTTGTTTAACGTCTAAAACATAGATTAAACGACGTATAACTAAAATGATGAGGTAATGTGGGAAATTATCACGTTTTGGGTCTTTTTTCGTGGTTTACGAGATCCAGACAACCACAGTCCCTCTACTATATAGACAGAAGTGCCATTTTGTGGGGGTATAAATAGAGTAAAATAATGCATTTGAACAGCAAAGTATTTGATACTCTAGGTGTAAAAAAATATTATTCAAATGAAAAATAACCCTTGACAAAGGATCTGATTGGGGGTAGAATGAGAGTGTAGAAAGGAGGGTAACAATATGACATACAATAAAAATGGCATAGGATTAGCAGAAATGACAGAGGTTGCCCTTTATATGCCGGAAATCTTTGACACTGTGACACAAGCATTGAATGATGGGGAGAATGAAGCGGAAATACTTGATACTGTGC